ACTATTTATGATCGCCATGTATTTGTTCCTCACTTTGTAATCTTGCACGCCTAAACCTTTCAAAGTCTGCGTGTTGTCTTAATCCTACCCAATTCTTTCTTTGATGCTCCATCTGTACACCGGTGTGTGCATATATTTTATAGCCAAAGCCCTTAGCTCTAAGACACCAAAGTAGATCCTCACCTATCCACTCTTTGTGCAGTGGCATATCCTGGTAATAGCACCATTTGTCCCCTTGGTGTATTTGATCAGCTTCTTTTCTGAACCGATCAAAGACGGATCTATGTACCAGGATTGCTCCTGTCCCAGCTGCATCAACCTCTACAATGCTATCAGGCTCATAGTCATGTAATGCGTATAAGCCACCATCTTTACCCTGTCTAAATATACAAGGCACTGGCTCTAAGTATGCTTCTCCTACTTCCCAGCCACCATGTACAACAGCTGACACAATTGGTCTATTCTTGGCATCTGCAGCAGCTATAAGTTTCTTAAAGTCATTGACTGTAAAGCGTTGATCTGTGTCAATCTGCAATAACCAATCATCTTTAGTCTTTTCCATAAAGGTTGAAACTACTTGATTGCGTAAGCGACTGATAACACCTGATCCTTGCAATGATATGAATTGACCCAATTGCTTTTGAGATCTAGCTACATCTAATATGCTTGTAAGAAAATCTGTTACTACATACCCAGGTGAGCAGATACCAATTGTAATTTTTTCTGTATCTTTCATTTTTTACCACCCCATCCATTACCTTTGAATACAAGACCCGGTGCGCTGTAAACTCTTGTCATTTGTAAATTACATTTAGGGCAATTTATAGACTCAACCTCATCATCATAAGATTTGTGGACTGACCCATAAGTCCCACAATCATTGCAGCTGTATTCATAAATGGGCACTAATGCCATCCCTTCATAAGCCAATGTGACCATGCACCACAGGCGTTTGCAACACCAAACCTATCAGTCCCGTACCTATGTTTGAGGTATTTAATGTGCCATGTAATTTGTGCCTTATAGTCAGCTGTAACTAAGAATTTTGATCTACCTTGTGGCAGTCCATGGTGTGACCCATTTTTTGCCCTTATATCCCATCTACTATTTTCCATTGTAATCAATGATGTAAGACAGGTGTATTGATCTGGACTTTGATCTAATTGTTTTAAGTATTCCATTTGATATGTTCTTTTATTTTCTAAAGCATTTACAGTATTTATATTTATTAGATTAACTACTATTACAAATATTGACACTTGGGTGACTAGATTTTTAGGAAAGCCCCCCCTACCCCCCCATTTAATAACATGAAGTAGGTAAGAGAGTCTGACACTCGGTATGACTGAGTTCCAGTGTAAGCCCCCAACAAAGCGGTTGAAATTTAACATTAGTAACCTTCCTTTGCAAGTTATCTATTGATTGCGTGTTTTCCTGCATCCAACATCCGGCAGGTTACACATGGATCATCTCGCATGATCCAGCTGCCACACTTATTGCATCTCACCGGCTCGCTCATGTGCCCTTTCTAAAAGTATATCTACAAGCTCTATAAACGGCCTACAGTGTCTTTTGGATACAAAGTAACACTCAACTTCAATTTGTCTGGCATGATCATAAATAGTGGCAATTGTCCAAAATTCCCTAGTTGCCACTGGTATTGCAAAGATGCCCTTAGATATTTGACTTAAATAAACATAGGCAAAGGGTTTAATTATCTTTTGATCAAAGCCATAAACAGTATCTACCAGGATTAAGGCATGAGGAAAGTCATCTGCCCCATCAAAGCTTATAGCTCTACTTTTGACCTCTAGTACAAGCTGATCAACAATTATATCTTTCTCATTTTTAGTCTTGTCTGCAATCTTGTCATGCGTGGTAGCAATGCTGAACTCAGGCACATCAACATTGGGCACACCATAAGACCTCAGCAAACTAGCTACATAATTGTTGTAGCCATGACCCTCAGCCATAGCTTTGTGATAATCAAAGGTCATTGCCTACACCCACAAAAGGCACAAACTTTCCTGTTGCCTTCACGCAATAACCTAGGATCATTACAAGAAACACAGCGGTCAGTCCAATTGACTATCTCAAGCTCTACGCCCTTGTCAGTAAATTTAGCTTTGACTCCATGCTGATCAATCATCTCCATGTCACCCATTTACCGACTCCTTAAAGTACCAGTTGCCGTTACTTGACTGGGTTGCCCATTTAGCAGGGCATCCTTTACCACACTCACAGACATAACCCTTAAAAGGTTTGCCAGTAGTTTTTGAGATACCCTCTTTGAAGCGCATCCTTGAGCCGTCTTCACAAACTTGCTCAGGTAATGTACCTACCTCACGCATCACAATATCTGGAGCGTTTTTAACAGCTGCGGCAAACACCTCAGCTGCATGTAAATCTTGATCTTGCAGGTCATTTAACAAGGCAGCCTTTGGCTCTACTGACCAGCTTGTAGCTCTTGCCATTGCCTCTTTAGGTGCAGTCTTGTTTGACCCTTTTAGCAGTGTTAGGCATCTAGCAATACAGCTTGTAGCAGTATCTTCCAGATACCACTTGCGCATGTGTGCAGGGTAATCATCCCTTTCACCCTTTGCATAATTAGTAACAGCCGGGTTTGCATCATTGCTATCTCTGTACAAGCTGCCCTTGAATACAACAATGCCTTTATCAAGATTGATCTCTACAAGCTGTAAATCTATCCGGCCAAGTGGATAGTTATTTAGAAACCATCTATTTAATGTGGCCGCATCTTCATATTGAGTGAGATCTATCATTTCATTTCCTTATCCCAAAGACTTACAACCTTTTCCATAAGATATTCATTGTCAGCTTCAAGCATTTTTTGGCGCATAGATGGATGACTTCTCACAGTAAATTTTTCCACCTTTACACTTGATTGTTTGGCATCCTGTAAGCCACGCTTGTAGCCACTCTTAAAGCCTTTGTCGTAGCCATTTTCAACTGCGACCATCCAAGTGACACCTATTAAAAGTGCAACTAATGTAAATAAAGTAATTGTTATTAACCAACCATATATTTCAGAGCTCATATTTCACCGCTTCCTTGAACTTGTCTAACCAATAACCCTCAACCATTGCAGCTGAGAGCCTACCTCTGACCTGAGATGCACCCATTGATTTATGAGCGTATGCCCTGATTAGAGAAGCTTTTACATAGTGTGTGCGTTTGCTATCAACATACGCACCACTTTCTTTGTCGTATTTAACAATTACCATGTCATCAATTTCATTAAGTCCTCTGGTAGATCTACCGGTGCTACATCATTTACTATTTTGTATGGTGTGCCACTTGGATGTATTGATGGTGGTAGCACTACATAACCTTTATGTTTTATATCTATACCGGATATTAGTTTGCCCTTAAATTGCATAGGCTTTTCTACATAGAAATATATGTGGTAGCCATCATGTGTAGCTACTACATGTGTGTTGCATCTAAAACAGCGATCTAATAACTCATAAAATTTAGGATCTTTACAAGCATTTCTAAAATCAAAATCTAATACAACTAAACTAGATTGAGATATACCAAGACCAATGTTAAGCTCTTGATCTGCAAACCATTGATCAATCTTTTCTTGATCAAGTGTTGCATCTAAATAACCATGGCGTAAAAATCTAGCCGGCTCTTTAGATTGTTTTTTAAGTGGCAGTACATACCAACCCTTTTGTGCATACTCTGTAGCGTTCATGCGTTCACCCATGACCCGGAGTAGTTAGTTGTAAAACAGTATTGACTTATAGCATTATCAAAACTAATACTATAATCCCAGCGGTTTTGTCTTAAATATTCAGTAGCCAATAAAACTGAGGCGTAATTTTCTGCCCAATAAATAAACTCATGTGACCAACAAATTGTATCTTCAAAGCGATCTTTCTGAGTTAGCCAATCTGTTTCGCCTGACCATTTCATTTGAGCTTCGGTTAAAGCTTCAAATTGATGTTTAGTAATTTTCATATTAACCCCCTTCAAGGTCAATTGCATTTACAAAAGCAATTAAAGCATAGGCCACTGACAAATGCAATTACCCAAAGGCTTTTCCTAGCGCGGCGAAGCTGCCGTCTGTGTTAAATCGGATCATTTCAAAGCTTGGATTGCCACGCTTGATAGTCATAATTACAGCCCCGGCTTGCCAATTGGCGTAATAATTGCGCTTTGCCAGGTAGGACATCCTTTTCATGTCGCATGTATGTCCCACCTCAACTCCGACTAAAACCCTCTGTAATCGGCCGCCAAAGGCCTCTGAGTGGCATTGGTAGCCCATCCTGTGCGAGTGCCCCGAAATTACGCTCCGCCCCCAGGTTTTTGCTATGTTAAGCGCACTGGAGCCGCCAATCCTAGATAGGTTGCCCTCATCACCATGGCATAGCACAAAGTCTGTACCAGGTATCTCATAAGGCTTTTTAGCAAAGTAAATGCCAAGATCTTCATAGCCCATAAATTTTTCATATTGCAGCTCTGGTAAAGCCATCAAGCCGGGTATCTGACTGACTGCACTAAATAACCTATCACCATGATTAGATCTTGAAACTACATCTGTTTTTAGATCATACAAAATGTCTTTGCAAAGATCTCTGTCAGCATTTAGTGTTTGCTGAAATGACTCAGCTTTACCTTGACTGTATTTTGAGATTGTATTTAGGTCAAGCTCATCTCCCACATTTAGTACGAGGTCAAACTTGAAAGTATTTACCAGCTTTTTTAGATTGACAATTGCCTCATCAAATTGGAAAGGCACTTGTAAATCACTACAAATTAAGTAGCGAGCATTAAAAGACTTGTCGCGCTTAATCTAATTCCTCATCATCATCCCATGGCTTAGACAAAGGATCTTTTGTATCTACAATCCAATCCGGATATGATGACCGATCCATTGCAAAAGCTAAACTTGTACTTTCATCCATACCAGCTTTGCGGCAAGCAAGATAAACTTCATTGGCTGCAATAGCCCAAAAATCTAATTTAGTTAAAGGCGTGTCTTTAGTTGTGCGCCTACGCTTTGCTACTTTTTTTACTTTGCGTTTAGTTGCCATGAGCTAATTGTAAATCATAAAACACCGGATATAGCTCTGTGGACACCTTCCTCAAGACTAATCTTTGGTGTGTAGTAATCACTCATCATTGTTGGATCACCTACGCGGTAGGCGACCCCTGCCGGCTTATCTGACAAGATATTAAACCTAGGCATCTTTGTAATTCCAAGGGTTTTTAAGGCTATCTGTGACAGCTCAAGGAAAGTAGTAGGCCTACCTGTACAAAGATTGACTGTCTGATTGCAGTTGTTTTGTGCCATAGTCACTACAGCATCTACTACATCATCAATGTGTATAAAGTCCCTAGTAGTAGTTGCCCTGCCCCATATATCAAATGGATTT